TAATCACACCAGTATATCTTAGATTAAAGTCTAAAATGTATGAGGAGATTATGGGAGAATATTACGATTGGTATGACAAAAATCCAGAGGAATCAAAATCTCTTACAGTTCAATTCACCAAGTTAACAAAGATACGTCAAGTTATTGCCGATGAAAAAATTTCACAAACAATAGAACTTGCCGAGAACATTGTAGAACAAGGTAAGAAGGTAATCATATTCTGTAACTTCACCGACTCACTTAATAAAATATGTGAACACTTTGGTAAAGCAGCGGTTAAAGTGGATGGGTCAATGTCCAAACCTGAGAGACAACATAGTGTTGATAGTTTCCAAGATAGTGATAAGATAAAAGTATTTGTCGGTAATATTAAAGCGGCGGGTGTTGGTATAACACTAACTGCGGCTGAAGCGGTTATTATGAACGACCTATCATTCTTACCATCAGACCACGCCCAAGCAGAAGACCGAGCTTACAGATACGGTCAAAAAAACAATGTATTAGTTTATTACCCCATATTCGAGAACACAATCGAAGGAATTATCTACGACATATTAAATAATAAAAAACAAGTGATTGCCACAGTAATGGGGGACAATCAAAATACGGCAGACGCTGCCGAGGAAATTCTAAAGAGAATTCAAGAAATGCGTCGTTAAATGAAATCTGGATTATTTATAACAAATGGATAATCCAAAAATATGAAAAAAATAGAAAAACAAATTCAACAACTCGAAACACAGATACTTGAAAACCACGTCACCAAAGAAAAAGAGTTATTGATTACAGAAATGAAGAAAATAGGTATAGAAAAATTACCTTATTCTTACTCAGCCCTGAAACAGTTTATTGACCCAGAGACAATGAACTTTCACTATAACAAACACTACAAAGGGTACGTGGATAAGTTGAACGATGCTTTATCAAAGAAAAAGTATGGTGATTTAGAGTTAGAACAAATAATTAAAACGATAAGTCGTTTTGATAAAACAATAAGAAATAACGCAGGTGGTGCATTTAACCACGCATTATTTTGGAATATGTTGACCCCAACACCTAAAAAATTAGAAGGGGAATTACTTAAAAAGATTATAAAAGAATTTGGAAGTTTCACCACCTTCAAGAAAGAATTTGATACTGTTGCCAAAGATAGATTCGGTTCAGGGTGGGTATGGTTAGTACTTACCGCCAAGAACACGTTAAAGATTATGTCGACCCCAAATCAAGATAACCCTTTAATGAACGTAATTGAAGGTGGTGGGTTTCCAATATTAGGATTAGACTTGTGGGAACACGCTTACTATTTGAAATACAGAAACAAAAGAGATGAATACATCGTTAACTTTTGGAAAGTTGTAAACTGGGAATTTGTTTCTAAGTTATACGAAATGAGAACGGAAACCAAATTATTAGAATCCGTTAAGTTAGAAAAACTTCTAACTGAATCCAAAGAAGCAAAGTTCTGTGACGCTAAAGAGGTCCAATTCTACAGAGAACTTATTAATAATTCAAAAATCAAAAGAATTTATCAAGACGGAGTAACTGATGCTTTAAAACAAGTGTTCAGTCAATTTTGGGTTGATAGTACAAATAAAGAAATGTCAGGGTTCTACGGGTTAGAATCTAAAGAAGGAAGGTCAATCCTTAATAACTTAAACACAAACTTCAATTCATTCTGTTTATTAACCAAGGCAATCAATACTCAAATTGATAATGTTGGTCGACCTGAGAAGAAATTTGATTTTTCCAAAAAAGAAAATAGAACTATTAAAGAGATTGATAGATTGGTAAAAGCTTTGGACCATTTTAAAACTCAAATATTCACAAAGAATAATGAAGAGTTTATTAACGTCATTAAAGTTTTAAAGAAACTATGGGATAGAGGCCAAAAGTCTGAAGACGACGTTTTAGTAAAGATTGAAAAATATTTTGGTGATTCAGCAAAACTTGAAAAGACAAGCGGTCACGGACAAAAGACCGACGCATTCAAGGGGGTTGATTTAACCGTTGTATTAGATGGTAAAAAACACACCGCTCAAGTTAAACCATATTCAACGATGACAAAAGAAGACGGGAAAATTACCATGAAGGACACAGGTAATGTTAAACCGTACGATGTGGATTGGTTGATATTTATTAATACGAAGTCGAACAAAGTTTTGATTTTTGAAAACAAACCGATTAAGAATCATAATCAATACGTGTTTAATGAGAGTTCATTGATTCACGAAATAGAATAAGTAAGATATTTATTGACATGGCATTATTACCTGAACCAGAAAGAAGTAGAATATATACGAGAATCAAACATCAATTAGGTGCACCACTAAGAAGTGTTGAACTTGAAGATGAAATGATGGACTCATTAATGGAATTGGCGATTGGGGATTACGAAGAGTATATCCTACAATGGTTAATTGATTCACAATGGGTTAACCTTGTCAACTTAAATATGAACGAAAGGTCTGTTGCAAGAGCTTTGGTTACAAGAACCATGGATTTTGAACAACAGTTTAGTTATTCGTATTCTAAAATTGTTGGTCTTCAAACTGAAGGTCCTTGGGTCTTGAAGAAAGATTATTTTATTCTTGAGAAGAATGTTCAAACATATGAAATTCCTGCAGGTAGAGAGGTTAACGAACTTTTATGGTTTAGTGACCGTCCATACAATCTTGGATTAGGTGGTATGGCAGGTCCTTTTGGTGGTGTCGGTCTTGGGGCAAGTGAAGCAGGATTTGCCCAAATGGGAAATCAAGGTTCTTACTTTATGATGTCAGGATTCGATTACTTAATTAGAGCACAAGAATCAAATATCCTTAATAGGATTTTAGGTGGTTCTTTAACTTATAGAATTACAGGTTTACCTGATGGTAAAAAAATGATTCATTTATACAATACTCCAGGTGGTAGATTCAACTGGTCAAGTTACGGACAATATGTTGGTAAGGCGGTTTGGTATTGGTATTACGATGTTGAACCTGATAGCAGAGCGGATTGTTTAAAAAATAATCCCGATATTATAAAACTACCTACAGATGTTCCTATTGAAGAACTAACTTGGACAGACCTGAACGTACCTGGCCAACAGTGGGTAAGAAGATGGTTCACAGCCTATTGCAAAGAAACTTTAGCAAGAGTTAGAGGTAAGTATAGTGGTAACTTGAAAACTCCTGACTCTGAAATTATCATGGATTATCAATCCTTGTTAACTGAGGCTAAAGATGAAAAATCTAAATTACTTGAGGAACTTACTGGTGCCGAAGGATGGTTAACAAGAATGAGACCTGAAAAAGTAATGGAGAGAGAAGCATTAATCGCTGAGAACTTAAATAAACAAATGAAGTTCCGAGCAATGCCTCGTCAAATATATGTAATATAATTTTATGGCAATAGTAAAAACAATACCCTCAAAAAAAATTATCGGTGGAATGGCAATTGAAACGTCTGAAATTTCAGTAGTTTCCGAAACAGAATATAGCACCACAGGAGAATCTTGTATAGTAGTAAGAGGAGTTAGTCAATCAATAGTAACTTTAAATTCTAAAACTACAGACCACGTTGTTGTGAAATCAATGACAAGACTTACAATCAAACCAGACATCGGTAAAATCGATGAAGACTACGATGAAATAGTCGCTGATAAGTATGCTTGTATTGAATTTAGATTTGTTGGTGGTAATTGGTATATCTTATCTTCAGACGGTCTGAAGCAGTCCTAATTTTTCTTTCCAACCTTCTTCTGCTAAGTCGTACATATAGTCAGGGTTAAGACCTCTCTTTCCCCAATATGACAACTCAGCTTCTGTGATGTCTAACACATCCTCTTGTAATCTATCTTGAGAACCCTCATCTAAAGGGTGACCATTAATAAGTTCACATTGAGTTGTTGTGAAGATACCTCTATCTGCAGGGTCATTAACAATTAAATTATTTCTAACCTCATCCTTAAAGACAACCATCAAAGGTTCAATTCTTTTATTGAATGTTGTAATTGCTCTTGGTACATTGTAATCTCCTGTTAAATTAGGGTCGTTATCTAAAATATCCTTGTCTAACATATAACAGTTTACCATAACCCCATCGGTAATAGGTTTTGTCTTAGGGTTCATAAGTGCGTTATACGCGTTTGTGTCTTTAATCTGTTTTACAGTCATCTTCTGAACATCACCCTGAGATGCTTTGGTACCATTGTTAACGTACATAATCACATCACCTAAGTTTACACTCAAATTGTTTTGTAAAGCCAACTCCATGTGAGCCATTCTACTCATACTATTACCAGACTTGGTCTTAGTGGTTAATCTTTTAGTATAATCATCAAGACTTAATTTAACTCTAGCTCTTTGAGCAATCTTACTTAATGGTATTTTCTTATCAAATATAGTTTGAAGATACTCGTAGTAATATTCCACAAACGCTTTACCATTACCTTGTAATAACATCTCGATACCTTTATCTAAGAACGTTTCAATATACAATGGAAGTTTCTTAGATTTGATACTATTACCTGTTAATTTAATCTTACCCTTGGCATCCATAACCGCATAGTTCTTACGAGCTAAGTTAATGGTTGATGGCCAAACACCGTCAGTGTCAAGAGCCATCTCACCTCTCATGAAGATATCGTTGTACTCAGCAACATCAGCTTCAGGTCCGTAGTATTCCTTACCCTCTTTAACTTTCCAATTCAATCCACGTCCAACATACACTCTGTTGTTTGCTTCATCAGGAGTTGAGAAGTTTACACCGTCCGTATCCATCACCAATGGAACATATCCTTTAGTCATAAAGTACCTAATCATCTGACGAAGATATTGTCTACCAGTACAAGTAATCTGTTCACCCATGTACATGTCACCCCAAGCAAACACCTGAGGAGCAGATAACGCACCGAACATCGAGTTAATGAAAATCTTAATCGGCAATTGTTTGTTACCATATGATTCAGATTTCTTACGGTCAGTTGTGTAGAATTCCTCAGCAAGTTGTTTGTATTTGATACGGGTATTACGGAAATAACTTAACATACCTTTCATCGCACCTGTCACATCACAGTCGGGGAACACATCGTGTACCAGCTGAATAGAAGGGTATAGAGACGAGAAGTCGAGCTTTAATACATTCTTACTATACCCAACCTTAAGTAGTCGAGAAAGACCTCCTACGAAGTCTGTCTTGGATTCTTTAGCAGGTATTGCAAGTCCATGTTTATGAGACCATGCCAACATCAACATCTTCCATAATGTTGCAGTACCCATTGTAGATACTCTCTCATATGTTGTTGGAATCATCGCAGCCAACAAGAACGAACCTTGGTTGAACTCTTGGTCCACCTTAAGGGTTTCATCTAAGTCATCGTCAAGATACATCTCGACTAACTTGTCACCTGTGATTTTATTATATACGTCAGTACGTTTACCACAAGCTTCATCAATCTTAGAATCAACACCAACTTTTTTGTACTTACCGTTTTGAATGTTTAACCAAAAGTCTTCTTTCTTCGCATAGAATGGACCAATGTCTGTGTGGTCAATGTATACACGGTCAGGTGCTTCAGCATTAATGAATTGGGTGATGTACTTCAAACCCGCAGCTTTAATACTTGAGTTAATCGCTTGTGCTCTACGAACAGCGTGGATAATATCAATTACGTTGTAACCCCAAATAGAAGTTTGAGTAAAGTTCTCAACCTCATTGGCAAGTTTCAACATACTATCTTTTCTTGTAAACGAATGGTCGGGGTGTAACGACTTACAAATCTTCTTTGGGTCGATACCTAAGATTCTACATCTTTCGAATATCCAATGCCAGTCGAAGTTCGCTGAGTTGTAACCACCGATGATACTTGGTTTAAGTTCGTTGATTACCTTGAAGAATTCAATGATGGCATTTCTCTCTTCAGATTCATCCATACATTCGATTACTCTGTGGTAACCTTTATTGGTTTTAATTCCAATCATGAAGATGCGACCGTGTTGAGGTTCAAGAGCAGTCGTCTCTAAGTCATATACCATTCGGGTCACCTCTTCGTAGTTCTCAAAACCTTTGAAGAGTCTTTTTTCTTTTGAAATTAAATATTGTTCTACGGGAGGTAGAATCATTACTTTGTCTTTGGTCTTATCTCCCCATGGGTCACATCCGCCTTCTCTAAAGAATTGGATAAGTTCTCTGTAACCTTTTAGTGATTTAACCATGAAAGTCATACCTCTTTGTAATCTATCATTACCGTGAGTTTCTAACTTATCAATCGTAATACCATGTTTGGTCATGGCTTCTTTCTGAGCCGCTTTGGAACCACCGTAGAAGTTAAGTTCACGTAAGTCACCCACCCACGCAAATGGTGTGAATGTGTCTTTTCGGATTTCTTTTCCTTTACCAGGGATTTCTTTGATTTTGTAAACGCAGTTCTCGCGATAGTCGTATTCAATGGCGACTATAAATTCTTCGGGGTCGTTTCCGTGTAGGAACGATTCAATATCTTGGTCTGTAAACATATGTAAATTACGAGTGGTTTATTGGCAATCACAACATTGTGAAGTTCACCTTACTCATCATATATAAATATAAAAAAATAAAACTCTTAGTCAAACTACGGACCAATAAAAAACCCGACACTTTCATATCGGGTTGGTTGTTCTACAAAGAAATTCTTGGGCTGTTCTGATTTGTTCCGAACTTTTTAAGATAAGTTCCGTTTAAAGAAAATACTGAAGTAATAATTTTATAATTTTTTAAATCTTCCGTCAAAATGATTATTTCGACAAAGTCCATGTATTGAGGTAAGTTTAAAGACTCTCCAACTCTTTTACTAAAAACAATAGTGTTGTTGGGTCTTACTAAACTTAATTTGGACATTGCCTTCTTAATTGTATCAAATTCGTTAATAAAAATTTCTTTAATCATCTTATTTGGAACCCCAACCCTTTCATAAAACTTTGGATTATTTACAAAGTTATCTTCGTAAATTTCCACAATCTCCCCAAGTGATTTTGTGCCTTGTCTTTCTCTCGATTGGTGGTAGGTTGCTGTGAGAGTAATTAAAAACCCGTCGCGAACAAAGTGGGTTACAGGTGTTGTACCTTCACCCTCTTCTAATATTAGTTGGGAAAGTAAATTTGTTAACCTCATATTAACAACAAGCGGTTTTA